ACCTCTTTCTTTTTTCTTGTTGTTTTTGGTTTATCAAGTTTTTCTTGAATTTTTATTAATGTTTCTGAAATCTTTTTCAGTTCTTTATTATAATCATCTATTAACTCTTGTAGTCTCTTTTCTCGTGTTTCATTCTGTTTAATAACATAGAATAATAACCAAATAAACAGACCACAAAAAATACCGTTAGATAGAGCTGTTTCCCATATTACTTTCCAATCCATTCTTTTCAGCTCCTTTTTTAAAGTTTAATATACATAGCTACTCCAATATTTTTAGGACGAACTGTATCACTTTTTCCATATATGGAATTTGATTTTTTAGCATCTAACATAATTCCTCGTCCAGTTATAGCCGTAGAATAACTGTTGTTTTCTATGCTTTCTTGATTAGTATTATCTGTTGTATCATTCCAATATAAAGAGCCTGACTGATATTCACCTGTTGAACTATAATTACGACCCTGTATATTTGCTATTTTACCTGTAATATTTGGCAGCCCTGCTTCTTGGTTTAAACCTATTTCATAAAGAGAACTAAAAGAAGAAATACTACTTGCATTTCTCAAATATACTCCTTGCAGATTACCAAAAGTTAGTTGAACACTATTATAATGATTCTCATGGTCATTTAACCACAATTTTTGATAACATTCCAATAATTGAGATTTAAACCAATCCATAGTTTGATGTTCTGAAATTTGGGATATAACATTATTTTGGAAAAAATAATCAAAATCTACACCTTGCAAAAAATAATCTTCCCAATTATCACTATTTACTGCGTTTATAAAATTAGTTTCTTGCAAAAATAAAAGAGGATTTAAACGCCAAGCATTTATCAAACCAATAGCAATAGCTACAGAATAATTGGTTTGTAATTCAGCACCACCGTCATATATATCTTCTGATGGCAAGTCCTCTATATTTATGCCAGGATTTATAAGAGAATCACCCATATAATAATTGCCATATTCGTTTTTATATGAATATATAAAAGAATTCAATAGCAAAGGCAATACTCTAATAATGTTATAATTGACATTACCATAACTTAATTCATAATTTGTGGTAATATCTTGATAGGTTGTTGTTTGTGTTGAATAATCATAAACAGGAACATTTTGTTGAGTAATAGAACCTGATGGAGAATAATCAAAAGTGAAAATAGAATCTCCACTATTATCTAATTTCAAATATCCATTTAAATAATTGGGCAATAAATTTCTTAAAGTATTTGAAACAGAATAGTAACCACTATTTACAGTACAACCTGAATAGACACTTGAAATAATTTCTCCTACTTGGTGTCCATCTCTCATATCACAACATAACCAAATACAAGTTCCGTCAACATAAGCATTGCCGACCGTCAAAGAACCCGTAAGCGATGCTCCGTCTCCAGTGATTCCACTTGCGATACATTCTAAATATTCAAAAATAGATAATCCTATAACTTTTACAACATCACCAATCGCATAAGTTGTATTATCTTGACGAAGAGGAATAAAAGCACTAACAGACATATTATTTATTTGTTGCTGAATATCTGTTATATCTGCTGTTAAATGAGTGTGTCCAACATCGCTTTTATCATCAAGTTGTGTTTGAATATTTGAATCAACTCCACTTAAATAATTAAGCTCTGTCGTGCTTGCAGTTATTCCATCAAGTGTGTTTAGTTCTGAAGCAGTTGCTGTTATATCTGTTATATCTGCAGTTAAATGAGAATGTCCTATATCGCTTTTATTATCTATTTGTTGTTCTGTTGAAAACAAACGCTTAGTAATATTATTAGTTATAACCCATTCCATAAAATGACTTTGAGCATTTGAAAGGATTATCTCATCACTTGAAGGAGTTGAATTATCTGCAATAACTTCTAACGCTCCATTTTCTGTTCCATCTCCCACACTCCAAGAACCATTATCTTCATAAATATAATCACCAATAGAAATTTCTACTGATTTTACACATTTATAAGAAAATGAATTTTGTTTATTAAAAACAATTCTACCTTCATCAGCCAAAGAAGGTGTTGGAAGAGTATCATAAGTTGTAATACCTGTTGTTTTTTGGAAAATATCATTCTTACAAATGTCAAGGCTCACACCATTTATTTTTAAATCATCATTTGTATAACTCAATCCATGTACACCATTACTAACATTTGTATTTATGTGAGCAATCAAATCACTATAAGTTACACCTATTCCACTTGTAATTACAGTTACATTTGGAGTTGTATCAAAAATAATGTCAAGTATGAGAGAATAAGTTGTATTATCACCTGATAAAACATTTATACTATTTTGGCTATTTGCTCCATAGGCAAAAACAAATTCTGTGCCGTTTTCTCCTTCTTTTGCCATTAGTGCAATTTCTGTTAAAGTATAATCTTCCAAAGCCTCTGAATAATAAAGAGTACCACAAACTTTTACATGGTTTATCTCTTCTGTATAAGTAGTTCCATTTAATGTGTATTGTTGACCAGCATTATAGACCTGTGAATAAGATATATCCACTAATTGTTTTTGTGATTGAATACTTTCGCCATTATCATCGGCTCCGCTACCTGTAACAAACTTCGTAAATATAAGATTATTGTTTCTCGTTTTGGCTGCTAAGCCTTCTGAAGTTAAATTAAGTTGAATCATAATAAACTCTTTCCTGTCGATATATAATAATTAACCGACATATAAGGATTTAGAATTTCAAAAGCAGTTCCACTACCTTTGGAAGATTCATCTGTTTTAATATTAAGAATATTAATTGTCTGGTTTTCATGGACCTCAAATCTTTGGTTCCAAGAACCTGTTAAAGGTCCTACTCCCGAGTAATCTGCATACCCTGACAATTCATCTTTTAATTTATGATAAATTGTATCTGTATCTGTAAATATTTTAGTTGCAGTACCTTCTTTTTGGAAATATGTTTTAACATCGTGTTTATGAGCAGGCATATTTGCAATGCCTAATTGCTGTTTTTCTTTTCCACCAGTTGAGCCTAAAGAGTGAGAACTACTTACACCTAAAAGCATTTTACCTTGAAGGTCTGGGAGTTTAAAATTATCACCACTTCCTCCATGTCGATAACCTATAGCAGAAAATAATTCTGGATAAGTTGTTTTGCTTATAGTTGCACCATTACAAAGCAGATAACCATAAGGAGCAGAGGATAAATCAAAAGCATTTATTTTTCCTGCAGGCATAGTTGAATGCCATTTAACACCGTCCCAAAAATGGGGAATTCCATAAGCTATTTCAAATTTATCATAATGTTTATAAACAAAAGAGGTATCACTTGAATCATAAGCCATTCCATAGGGTTTATGAGCTATGAAAATACCATCCATATCATTTCCAGCTAAGTCTTGGTATTTTAAATCATACAAAGTATTTGCTATGTTTAATTTTGCACTTGTTGATAAATTGACTTGTGGAATAAATAATATTGTTTGACCATTTACAAAATTATTTTCTAAGCCACTACTCACGAATGCTTCACTTGTAGAAGTATTTGTTTGAATAAAAATATGCCTGTAATTATCTGACAAATGAGATATTGGACAGGCATAATTTGAATTAACTTCTACTGTTAATTCACCTTTTGTTAAGGTCTCTTGAATCTTGAATATAAATTCAAGAGATAAATTTTTATAGACATTGAATGGATTATTATTTACACAAACATAAATTAAAGTATCTTCATTTTGTCCTTCAATCTTACCATATACACCAATAAGATTTAATCTATAGTTTTCTACAGCCTCTGAACTTAAAAATACTATTGTTATTTCTGTATAATCACCATTTGCTACAGCTATTAATTGATTTGCTGAATGAGATTCTGGAGTTATATATAGTAAATTTTCAGGGTGTTCTACACTCATTGAAGATGCTATTGCTTTTGTCAATACCAATTTATCACCTGCAAGCATTTTATTTAATAATAATCTGCCTGACATTGTTAAATAACATTGATAACTCAAATTATCCATTTTATACTCCGATTAATAAATTGTACTATTTTCTAATATTTCAATTTGAAAATTTAAACCAATATAAATTACATCTGAAGATGTTTCTTTTTTTCTTAAATCACACTTATCTTTTTGATACATATCACAATGAATTAACAAATTTACCTCTTGGTTCATCACTTCTTCAAAACTACCTGTTATAAAATAAAGCATATTTGCAGGAATCATATAATCCCAACTGAAAAGATATAAAAGTTCATCTAAAGAACCATTTAAAGGAGGAATTAAATGCAGATATATCTCATAATCACTAAAATGAGATATATCAAGTTCAAAATGACCTTCACCGCAGAGGCGTTTTAAACGCTCATATAAAACTTGTCTTGTAAAAAGTGGAGTTGTATTCCAATTTTCCAAAAGTCTTTGTCTGCGTTGTTCCAATGTACCAATTGGAGCTAAATTTGGAAATTTTTCAAAATGACTAATACCATCTTCATCAGCTGTCAAAATAAACTGGTTGCGAAATATTTTTTCGTTTAACTCCCAAATTCGTGTTAATTCTGGATTCGTAATTTCAGCATAAACCTGAAATTGTTTTACCTCTTGCAAAAATGGAGGTAAATAACTAAGTAAATCAGCTTGTCTCGCCATTGATACCTCCATATATTGGAATTTGATTTGAAGACAATGTCAAATTTGAACTTTCGCCATTTATTGTTATATTTGAAATATCTGTTACGCCATTCACATTAAATAATAATGATTCTATTTGAGCCAAGCGAATAGTTATTGAACTATTATTAACCCAATCATAACGCAAACTAAACAAATAATCTGAAAATACTGTTTTCAATTTTGGATACAAATCTGAAAAAGTTACTCCAGATAAATATTCAATAGTGGCGGTTATATTTATTGGAACAGATTCTGCACCAACAACAGTTACTATATGACCTATAGGAGCTACTCCATATCCTTGCCCCTCAAATTCAACTGGATCAATTATCTCTTTTAAATCTTCAAGTAGTCCTGATGAAGGAGAATTAAAATTGGTATCAACACAAACTAATTTAACAGTGCCTCCACCATTCCAACAAGGAATAACTTTTACTCCACCTGTACTTCCTATTTCTGCACATTTAGCTTTATAATCTGCTATATTTCCACCAAATGCTTTGTTTGAAAAAGACCTATAATATCTTTGACGGAGTGCTTCAGTTTCTTCAATATCTCTTGCAGGAGTTATTATCTCAACTATTTCAGCAGTCTCTAAACCTTGAATATAATCAAGAGGAATTATATTTCCTACATAATTATTACCAACAGTTCCAGCCGTTTCACAGATTAACTTATACTGTCCATCTGCAATCTTTTCAGAGACATAATATGTTAAATCTTCTGCTGTAAAACGAGAATTTAAAGGGATTGTTAATTCTGAGGGAGTAAATACCCCTAAATGTTCTGCATAAGTGGCAGGATATGGAGTTATACCACGCTCTGCACAGCGTTTAATTAAGCCAGCTCTACTCGCTGTATCAGCATAAGTCTCAGTTAATATATACTCATCTTCTATATATAATTGAGCGATTTCAGCTGC